CATGAGCGAATTTGAGCAGGATTTCAGTCATGCAAAATGGCGTGAAGGCTACGAGCAAGGAAAATTTGAGGGTGTGGTTGAACGTGAGAAAGTTACCATTCCGCAGTTTGTGGCGGATTGGGTTGAGGAAGCTAGAAAATCTTGCAAAGACGTAGCAGACTTATTCGATTTTGGTTTCACAAATGAAGAAGTTGGTAAATGGTTTATGCAAGAACGACCAGTTGATTTAGTCGCTCGCGCATGGCTTGACGGCTACACAAACGAGGAAGAGAAGCGGTATCGGATTTCCATGCCAAAAGCGAGAAATCACAAAAATCATGCTCAGATATTGTGCGAAAAGGACGGTAAATTGTTTTGGTGCGGTGAGTGGTATCCGTTTAGAACTAAATTCACCCGTAAAGAACTAGAAGACGTAAACTTCGGCTGGGTATTCGATTGTGAAGGGATTGAGATTGAGGAGGTGTAAGATGAACGAAAAACAAATAACAGATTTAATCGAAAGAATGCGTGAACTTGGACATATTTACTCTTATCAAGGCGCAAAAAAACTTATCCTAGAATACGAGAAGTTAAACAAACCAGAAAAAGTCAAAGTTCCGGAGTATATAGAGGACTGGATTTTCGAATGCCAACTTTTAAAAAATTTTAGTTTGCGTGATGCATTAGATAGTAACACAATCCATCTCTACGCTAAAAAAAGCGAATTCGTGAAGAAATGGCTTAATGACAAAAACAACCAAGAACTTTTCGCTCGAGCGTGGTTGACTGACTATGAGGCCGAGAAAGAGCCAAAATACAAAGTCAAGTTAAAAAATACAGATGATTATCTAAATCAAACAGAAACTGGATTCCACTTTTTTAACAATGGGAAAAACAACGAAAAATTTACACGAAAGGAACTAGAATATTCTGGTTTTGGTGAAGTGTTTAATAGTCCACTATTTGAAGTGGAGGAGGTTGAGTGATGATACAAACACTTGAAGAAGGAATGAAGAATCAAGGTAAGCGCATAAAAATCCCAATGGAAATCAGACCGTTTGATGTGGGTTATCGAATAGTAAATAAACACGGTCAAGCGCTTGCCTTAAAAAACGGAGCAAGTATATTCGCTTTACCTTCTCTAGCGGAAAAAGCTATAAAGAAAGAGTTTGAGAAAAATGATCCAGACTTTGATATCGAAAAACATTTTGTCGAAGAGGTCGCTATTGTCAATTTAAGTAAATTTCATAGTTATTTTGAGGAGGAAACAGAATGAAAAGATTTATCGCAATCTGGATTTTATTGTCTGCTGGATTAAATATTTGGCAGAGTATCCACATCAAAAAACTAGAAGCAAAGCGTCCAATTGTCGTTTATAAAGCTGACAATCAAGGAGCAGAAATCAAAGGCAGAGTCTTACAAAAGGAGAAGATTGGCGACATGTACACTATCACAGTACAAAATTACGGAGTGTTCGTAGTTACTAAAACAAACTATGAATCTCTCAAAATAGGAGATGAGGTAAGATTGTAATGACACAGTACAAGAAACCAACTTACATCATCATTCAGGAAGCAATGGCAGAGCGCATTAGATTTCTGGAAGATGAACTGTATGAAAGGGCCTATAAGGATATTGAGAAACTAGAAGCTCAAAATGATTTCTCAAAAGGTCTTTGTAACAATCAACTTGAAATCATCATGGATTATGAATGGAAGCAGATGCAAGAGCAGGCTACATTCATAAAAGCTAATACTAGAAAGTGGAGAGCAAGATGCAGCTAAGACTGAAAGAACTTAGAGAGGACTTGTGTCTTTCCGTCAAAGATATGGCCAGAGATACAGGTGTTTCCCAAAATACAATTCATTTGTATGAACGTGGTGGATATCCGTCCATTAAGCAAATAGAAATGATTGCCAAAACCTATGACGTGAATCCTGCTTGGTTAGTTGGATGGATAGATGATGAAATGACGCCTGCAATCCAGGTAGTTGAAAAAGTGGTCTATAAAGAAAGTCCAACAGCAAGATTGCCAGATTATTTTAACAATAACAACGATGGCAAGCTTATCAAGTGGGTAAAAACTAAAAGATACATGGGAGGTAAGGTTTGGTCAAAAAGAACTTAACAAAAGCACGAAGGGATTATCTCGAGTTTGAACTCGATGATAAATATTTAAAGATTGACAAACTTATTGGACAACGTAGGCATGAGCTAGAACGTTTGTACGAAGTTAAACATCTTACTGTTCCTGGTATTGATGATACTGGAGCAAGTGGCAGTGGGACATTCGTCAACAGGTCGGAGAATCTAGCGGTTGCTTACGCAAGCGATCCGATGGTTTTAAGACTGGAAAACTTTCAAACAGCAATTTCCAAACTACTTGATGCACTTGAACCTGATGATAAAAAAATCTTTCATCTTAGATGGGGAGAACATACTAGATACGATTGGATTCAAGTTTGGCATATTATGGAGAATGGCGACACTGGGTATCTATACAGGCACAGTAAGCAGATTTACAGAAGACGTGAAGTCATTCTTGATACACTTGCAAAGTTATTGTTCATGTAACTTGTCAAAAAAAGATATAGAATTGACAAAAAGAAAATGATAGATTGATACTATCCAAAGCACTGAGAAAATTTCAGTGCTTTATTTTTTGTGAAAGGAGCAAAACTATGAATATTGTTGAACCGTTACGAGATAAGGATGATATCCAAGCCATGAAGGACTATCTATCATCTTGGAATGAAAAGTATTACATGCTATTTCTTTTGGGAATCAATACAGGTTTTCGTGTCGGAGATATTCTCAAACTAAAGGTTAAAGATGTTCAAGGTTGGCATATTAAAGTTAGGGAACAGAAAACAGGGAAATACAAGAGCATTAAAATGACAAGGCCACTTAAGAATGAATTGAGGGAATTTGTCAAAGATAAAGAATTACATGAGTATTTATTTCAGAGTCGTGTTGGAAAGAATAAGGCGCTCAGCTATAAGACGGTATACTGGTTTCTTAAAAGAGCTGCTGAAGACTTAGGCATCGATAATGTCGGAACCCACACGATGCGAAAAACATTTGGCTATCATTACTACAAGAAGTACAAGAACGTTGCAGACTTGATGTCATTATTCAATCATTCAAGTCCAGCAGTCACACTAATTTATATTTGTGTAAGGCAAGATGAACTTGATACTAAGATGAGTAATTTTAGCCTCTAATATTTTTTTGATTTTTTCAACTATCCATAACGAGGAAGTTTCTAGTTTATATTTTGAATAGGGCTCAAAGCATTGTCCGTATTAGTTTTTGAGTGTGAAACAAAATTGGATAAAATATAAGATATAACTAATTCAACAGGGATATTTTACATAAATTTAAAACTCAAAAATAAATCTTGTCAAAAAAAGATATAGAATTGACAAAATGAATCTGATATATTTGTATCATGAAAAAAATCCAGAAGTTGAAGGGACTGCATAGGCGATGGCTTATTTTAAAAATCCTAAACACTCTGACTGGTTTAGAACTTGGCAGATTAAATTCTACAACTCGAAACCTTGGATAACTCTGAGAAATAGAATCAGAAGTACAAAGCGTATGCGCTGCGATATGTGTGGACGTTTAATTCATAGCAAGAGCATTGTCGACCATATCATAGAGATCGATGAAACTAATTATCAAGATGAGTCTATTACTCTCAACGAAGATAATCTGCAATTACTTTGTCTCGAGTGTCATAATACAAAAACATTTCAAAGTAAAATAAATTTAAATTTAGAAAATCGGAATATTAATTTATTTTGATTTTTTTATTTTTTTTGATTTTTTATTTTTGATTTTTATCAGATCCCCCCTATTTAAAATTTTCACACATCCAAAATAATAACGGTGTCAATCCTCTTATATACCTCTCCCCCAAAAATGACGAAAATTGATACAAGAAAGGAGCATGATTTTGAAAATCAATGAAGTTTTAGAAAAGCTAGGAATAAGTCGTGCTACCCTCACTAGGTATCGAAAAAAGCTAGGCATATTTGAAGAAACTCGGTCAAATATCACTAAAAGTCAGTTTAAAGAGTTAGAAAAGCTTGCAAATCAACGACAAAAGTATACAAGAGAAGAACGTGTTGAACTCTCTCGTAAGACTTTTAAGTTGATTCCAAAAGAAAAAATGCTTGAAATCAACGACAATGATTCAGTAGGTTTGAAAAATTTAAAAACTCAATACAATCATAATCAAAAAGTGATTGAAAACTTCCAGTTGGAAATCAATAAAGTCATCAATAACGGTGAGCTACCTGATAAGTATCTACTTGATGGAATGGAAAAGTATCAAAAGCTAAACATGCAGATTATGTCAACGATTGAAAAGCAAAGTCCACAGGGCGACAGTCTCAAAGAAATGATTCAGGAGAAGTTGGCTCGATATGGTTGAGATGAGATATTTTGATAAATATGCTCAGCTGGTCTATTCAGGGAAGATTCGTGTTTGTGAACTTACGATGAAGTCGATTAAACGAGTAGAGAGGTACAAGGAGCAATACATCTTCAAACAAGAAGAAGCTGACAAACGGATTGAGTTCATTGAGGAAGAGTGCAGTAACACTAAAGGTCTTGCTGGCAAGTTACGTTTGGCCTTACCTCAGAAGGTTTGGCTAGAAACAACGTGGGGTTTTTATCATACAGTTGAAGTTACAAAAACAGATCCCGATACACTTGAAGAATATAAAGATTTCGAAGAAAGGCGTCTCATTCATGAGGTGCCTATTATTGTACCTCGTGGTACAGGAAAAACCACCCTTGGTTCTGCCATTGGTGAGGTTGGTCAGATTATTGACGGTGAGTGGGGTGCTGATATTCAGCTTCTAGCTTACAGTCGTGAACAAGCTGGCTATCTGTTTAATGCTTCTAGAGCTATGCTGTCGAACGAAGAGAGCTTACTACACTATATGCGTGAGGCTGACATACTACGGTCAACTAAACAAGGTATCTTGTACGAGACAACTAATAGTCTTATGTCAATCAAGACTTCCGACTATGAAAGCCTTGATGGCACTAATGCTCACTACAATATTTTTGATGAAGTGCACACTTATGATGATGACTTCATCAAGGTTGTGAATGATGGTTCGAGTCGTAAGCGAAAAAATTGGATAACCTGGTACATCTCCACCAATGGGACGAAACGGGACAAGCTTTTTGATAAGTATTACAACATCTGGGTAGATATTCTTGATGAAAAGATTGTCAATGATTCGGTCATGCCTTGGATTTATCAGCTGGATGATGTTTCTGAAATTCACAATCCAGATATGTGGCAGAAAGCTATGCCTTTACTCGGTATAACGACTGAGAAGGAGACGATTGCCAAGGATATTGAAATGAGCAAGAATGATCCAGCACAACAGGCTGAGCTGATGGCTAAAACATTTAATCTCCCTGTTAATAACTATCTTGCTTACTTCAGTAATGAAGAGTGTAAGGGTTGGTCAGATAAGTTTGATAAGAGTTTGTTTGTCGGAAATGAGGAACGGAGTGCTCGCTGCGTACTTGGTGTTGACTTGTCGGATGTCAATGATATTTGTTCGGTCTCATTTATGGTCGTGCGTGGTGAAGAGCGTCAGTATTTGAACAAGAAATTCATGCCACGTCATACGATTGAAGGACTTCCGAAAGAACTGAGGGACAAATACGATGAGTGGGAGCTTAGTGGACAGCTTCATGTTCATGAGTTGGACTACAATGACCAAGCCTATATCTTTGAGGAGTTAAGGCAGTTTATGAGCGAGAATAGAATCTTACCAGTTGCAGTCGGATATGACCGCTGGAATGCAAAAGAGCTTATCCGCTTAATTAATGACTACTACGGAGATATATGTCACGACATTCCACAAACGGTCAAGAGCTTATCCAATCCTTTAAAAGTGTATAAAGAAAAAGCTAAGATGGGGAAAATCATCTTTGACGATCCTGTGGCAACTTGGAACCATGCAAATGTTCGTGTCAAGATCGATGCGAATAACAATGTATTTCCAAATAAAGAAAAGGCAAAAGAAAAGATTGACGTATTTGCTAGTCAGTTAGATGCTTTTATCTGCTATGAAAATTTCAAGGAAGACTTGAGTTATTATTTTGATTGAGGTGAAGAATGAACAAATATATAAATAATTTAAGAGAGGTCTTTGCTAGGATTTTCAGACCAAGCAATAGAAAATCCACAAGGACCTATTTACAAAGAAATTTGAATTATTGGAGAAGAAATTCGATCTACTTAGACAATATTTACAATAAGATTTCAACAGATACTGCACAAGTTCGATTTAAGCATGTGAGAATCACTCGAAATCCGACTGGAGTTGACAAGATGGAGTGGTTTGAAAATAGTGATCTTGCAAATGTTTTATCTTTCTCTCCAAATCCTCTTGAAATACCAGTTGTATTTTGGGCAAATGTAACAAGAGCTATGCTGAAAGATGGTGTTGCGGTCGTTGTTCCACGTTGGGAAAATGGTCGACTGATTGAAATTTGGCTTGCAAAGAAAACAATATCATGGACTGCAGAG